CCACCCGTCGCACCGGCACGCTGCAGCATGGCTCGCTCGCCCTGCTCAATCTGGCTCTGGAAGAACGGGCTGCGCTCGATCTGGCGGATTGCCTGCTGCTGTGCGCCTGCGCCACCGAGGCCCAGCAGCGCTTGCTGCGCTTCGAGCGCCGGGGTNCCGACCTCGACGTAGGGGGCGAGCAGCCTGCGAATCTCGTCGAACTGGCGGCGCTGTTCTTCGATGCCCGCTTGAGCGGCTTGCGATTGTGCGTCTGCGGCCTTGCTCGCGGACCGCGACTGCATCGCGCCACCGATGAGGCTTGCAGCGGCTGGGATCAGGAACTGAAGCACGGCTGGCTCCTCGGGTTAGCCGCCGGAAGCCACGAACTCGGCGGCGTCATTGTAGCGGTCAAGTGATCTCTCGGCCAGACACCCGCAGCGTCAACGCCGATGCGGCGCTGGCGATGGTGCTGATGATGCCGCCGGATTCGAGCACCTGGCCGACCAGTTCGGGGCAGTTGTAGGTTTCCCCGGGCACCACGGCGCGGTCGTCGATCATCAGGTTCGCGTTCCCCGGCGACCCGCCACTCGTGACGAGGTTGACGCTGAACGTGCGGTTCACGGTGTCCGTGTTCACCACGGTGGCCTTGTCGATGATGGTCTTGGTGCTCGCGGGAGCGGTGTACTGAGTCGTCTGCGTGTTCGCCATCTGGAGAGGCGCGACGAGGACTTTGACGGTGACGGTCATTGAACCCCCTGAATGTTGTTTGAGACGGTGAGGATGATGGACGGAATCGCCGGGTAAAACGCGCTGGCTGGAAAGTAATCCATTTGCACCGTCGTGTCGTTCACGGCAAACATGATTTCCACGTAGTCGCCGGCTTTGAGGTCGAAGAAGTACCCGACCGTCACCAGTTGCTCAGCATTGTTTCCCTGAATCTGGATTTGACTGTTACTGTCAGGCACGTCAACGCCGTTGATGCGAGGCCACACCCAGAAGATACCCGATCCACCGCTTGTCTTGTCGAGTTGAATGCTGAACAGGAAATTGTAGATGCTGTGTTCGTCGACGTAGATGCGCGAGGTGGGTGAGCCAATGTACACACCGTTGCTGACATCGGTCGTATTGAACGTGACAGCTTTCGGCGTGTTGATTGCTGTTGCCGTCTGCGGGGTCGTGTCGTAGAACTGCCCGTAGCGAGCCCGCTTGAACTCGCGGGGCGGGGGTGCCGACTGCAGCGCCTCGACCTGTTTGCGCAGATCGTCAATCTGCGTGACGAGTTGCACGATGCGCGGGTCGTCGAGCGCATCGAGCGCATCAACCGGCTGCTCGACTCGCGGGATGCTGAGTTCGATCTCCCGGCGCAGCTTCTCCACCGCATCCAGTGCCTCACCGGCCTTGTTCTCGGCGGTGGCGAGAGTGAGGATGATGTCGGCGAGGGTGGTTGGCTCCAGTTGCTCGACGTCCGTGAACAGACGCTCGAACTGGCGGATCGCCTCGTGGTCCTTGAGGAAGGACGCAAGTTGATCTCGACCGATCCTGAGCCGTCCGGTAGCCATCAGTACNCCAGAGGTTCGACGCGAATCTCAAGGTTCATGGCCGACAAGTGAGAGTCGGAATCACCTTGNAACCGCTGGACGCGCCAGTTGCGCATGAAGCCCTGCTGACGCCAAACCAGGCGCTTCTCACGGTTGCCTGTACTGCCGATGCGGATGTACTTCGGCTGCGACCACGAGAGACCGTTGAGACTGTACGACGTGCTGATCTGCGGATCGACACCAATGGCCACTCGTCCGGGGAGTGCCGTCAGTTCGAGTTCGTGGAAGATCGCACCGTTCGTCTTGTTGTAGACGATGGGCGTGCCGAACTCCCAGCGCACCTTCTGACCCCAGTGCGTGCTGATGTCGCGGTCNACGTAGCCGACGGCGTTNGACTGCGGATCGCCCGCGAACCACTTGTCGAAGCACCAGACGAAGTTCTTCGCCCGGTACTGAGAGAACCCCANGACGCTGCTGGTGAGGGTGTACCAGACAGACTGCTGAAGTGCTTGGGATGAGGCTGCATCGTAGACCACCGTGCGGTCGGGCAGATGGACGTACAGCAGTTGATGGTTACGGTCGTTGCGTGCTTCGAGCTTGACCTGGGCGAGTTGCGCCTCGGTGTAGTTCAGCAGCAGGTTGTCGATCTCCTGCGTGCTGATCTTTGTGGCGGTGGCGTTGGCCCCGAGGTAGATGCTNGGCGCCTCGTTGCGCCCACCGCCGAGGAAGGCAACTGATTCNAGGAAGACGCAGGACGCATGGGTGCCGATGCACCCTTTTTGAATCTGCGCACCTTCGATGGGGGCGAACGGGAAGAAGCCGCCGCCCACGTTGTCGAACACCTCGATGGTGTTGCGGTTGATCGCGTAGACCTCATTGCGCAGGCGCAACACCGCNTTGATNGGGTCCGGGTCACGCTCCGATGCGTCGTAGGAGAACGGCAGCGTGGCGAGCGGGTTAAGGATGTCGGTGACGAACAGGAACTGCCCATCCGTCGCCATCCAGTAGCCCTCGATCCAGCAGGCGTCAATGACCCGACCAAGTGCGGTGTTGCGGGTCAGGGTGCCGGTTGTCGCGTTCCAGTACCACAGCGCGTTGTTCGACACGATGCCGAGCAGGTCGAAGCTGTAGTCCATCACGACGAGTTGGTCGTCTGCACCACCAACATCCCCGAGCACCGTGACGACGTTGTTCGAGGAGATGCTGACGAGCTTGCTGCCCATTACCCGGTAGTGGACGCCGTTCCAGTTGATCCCGCCGCGATCAGGACCAGGGCCGGTGACAGACTGGACAAGGCCATCCCCGGGCCGCAGGAACAGGTTCCCGGCACCGCTGTTGATCGGCGTCGGCACCATGTTGACCGGGTACGACACCCGGAGGTCGGGGCCGTTGTCGGTGTAGATGCCGGAGACGACGGGGATGGTTGTCACGTCAGCAGTTCCAGGCTTTCAGCGACTTGTTGATGCGCGAGTTGGGGTCTTTGGCAGTCTTGGCGCTGGTGTTCTTCGCCTTCATGCCCTCCATTCTCGCGCAGAAGCTCTTGCGTCGTGCCGCGTCCTTCTCCGTCTTCGGATTGGGTGCCGGAGGCTTGAGGTTCATGCCTTCCGCCTTGGCCGATGCGCGACCCTTGGCGTTGAGGCCACCCTTGGGGTTCTGGCCCTCTTTGCGCTGCCAAGCGGGGGTTTTGGGCATGGTCAACCGATGCGATACCACGAGTTCGTCGCGGCGACGTAGCGTAGACGAGCGAACCCGTTTGCCGCCAGAGTGGCAGGTGCGCCAAACACATTGGCGGCACCATTCGGTCCGATGGTCAGGGTCGTGATGATCTGCGTGCTGGTGATCAGCACCTCGGTGCCATCGGGCGTTGTGGTGTTCAGCGGCAGCGTGATCGTACCCGATGCCAACGTGCTCACGGGCTGCAGGATCATCCACTGCGACGCGATAGGCTGCGGGACGTCGAGGCTGAACCCCGCAAGGGGCGCGTACAGGTTCGGCACCAGTATCGGCGACGTGAAGTTGTCGGTGAAAAACTCCAGCAGCGTATTCAGTGGTAGTCGACGAGTGTCGCCGTTTTGCGGCGTGTAGACGGGCAATTGATCACCCGACGACGCTTCCGTCAGCAGCGGTAGTTGATTGATTGTCGGCATGATCGTTGCTGTTAGTTCTGTTCGACCTTCGGCGCCTGTACCTGCGGCNCCNCTTGCGCCTGAAGCTCCTGAATGAGCTGGAACACCTCGACGTAAGGACGGGTGCCCAGGTAGTTCAGGATGCCGTTGACGAGGCTGATCTTCAGGCTGACGTCTTGGTCGTTCATGCGTGGCTTTCGGTGCTGTTGGCCCACGGCAGCGCCGGCTGCACGATGGGCGGGTTGATCAGATCAGCGAGCTGGCGCTGCAGCGCGGCCTCAGTGGCCGTGCGGTCGACGCCGCTGCCGTAGACCCAGCCGAGCACTTGGTCCTCGGTCAACTCGGCGTAGGGCACGAAGCCCTCGGCGCTCTCAGGCTGCTGCCAAGTGCAAGCCCCGTACGCGGTGGCGCTGTGCGGGCCGTCGCTCGCCGTCGCTCGCCAACCGCACTCGACGACCAGATTTTCGACGCCTTCGACCTGCGGGACGCAGCGCACCCATTCGATTTGCCAGAGGATGTTCATGATGTTGCCTTTCAGTGGAGATCGACCCAAGCGGTGCCGTTGTAGACACGCAGTTTGTTGGTGCCGCTGTTGTAGTAGACGTCACCGGATTCCGCTCCTGCCGGGTCTGCGGCGAGGGGGACGAA